AATGACGACCCCAACCCGATGCAATTAATAAAAACATATATTGGTAACGGTCAAGTTGATAAATTAAGCGTAAATTTGCATAGTCGTTCTATTAAAGCAACATTGAAGTATGACACCGAATAACAATTTATCCGTATTGCCCTTTTATAATAACAGGGAATACCAAGATTTCCGCAAATCTTATGCGTATGGCGACGTTTACCCGTTGTTTACGCCGTTGAATAAACTATTGCCGTTTCAAATAATCCGTCCGACCCGCTCTAATACGATTCAGTGGGTGCGGATTTACGATTATAAGATTACCCGGTTGTTGGCTGATATAACAACCCAAATGAAAGAAACCGGATTGCAGATTGTCCGGTTTGCTAATTACGGTTATGACGTTATTGTTTATCCCGGTATTGGGCAAATGGCGTTGAATTTCCCGGAGGGACGTTATACGATAATGATTAACGACGGCGTGCAAATATTCGTTTCGGACGTGTTTACGTGGGTTAGCGGAACGATGGACGGTTATTTGTGTGTTGAGTGGAGCGATGTGCAAAATATGGAGGTTGACGGCGGACAAATCGTTTACGAGGGCGTCCCGTTCAAAAACCGGGTTTACTTATGTACGGAGTTGGGGAAACCCGAATACAAGTTTGAGGAAGAGGGCGAAGAGCGGGACGGGTATTTTTTCCCGGAAAAACAAATATCGGAAAAGACGTTTCGGTTTATCTTTTTAGCCCCCGAATACCTTTGCGACGTAATGCGGTTAATCCGTATGAGTGATTTTGTAACGGTTTACAGTCAAGGCAGGAAATACGATTGCGACACGTTTCTAATTACCCCCAAATGGCAAACGCAGGGCAATTTAGCATCCGTTGAATGTGAATTTGAGTGCGCAACCGTGGTTAAGAAAATCGGACGGGGTGTTATCCCGCCGGAAACAAAAGGAGATTATAATAATGATTTTAACAACGATTATTTGATTAGTTAAGTATGACAACCGATTTGTAAAAACACCGATTTTAAATAATTATTAGTATGGGAAATTACGAAGAATTGAAAACCGCCGTTGCAGCGGTTATTAAACAAAATGGTAATGAAGAAATTACCGGGCAAATAATGCAAAATACATTATTGTCTATGATTAGCAACATTGGGGCTAATTCGACCTTTGCGGGCGTCGCAACGCCCGAAACCGCACCGGGAACCCCCGACCAAAACGTTTTTTATTTGGCAGGAACCCCCGGAGTATATGCCAATTTTGGCGGCTATGAGTTGAAACAGGGTATTGTAATGTTTACGAATGCGTCCGGGGCTTTTACCGCCGTGGATTTGGGATTTTCAAACGATGATTTGAAACGTTTGTTTTTAGTCGATAAATCAATTATTGGTATTCCAAACATTGATTACGACCATGTTTACAATATACCCGCCGGGGGTGCGCCCGGTTCGTACATTGATAATAATAGATTCGATACAGGTTGGGCGATTGTTCCAATTGATAGCGGTTATATGAGTGTTTCCGGCGCAAATATTACCCGTGTGTTGTTCTTTAGCGACATTAACCCGGTTGCCGCAAATCTGATTAATACGTTTACAACAAACCTTCAGTTAATCCCAATCCCGGCAACGGCTAAATTGGCATTAATAACGTTGAATAAGGCGAACAACCCGGAGGGCTATAAAAATTTACGTGTTTCCCAACCCGGAGCCGCCGCCACACGTTCCGACGTGTCGTTGCTGAAACAAAGGTTGTATAAAAACCGTTCGTTTTCCGGTAAAGTTGACATTGACGCAAATATGTTGGTAAATATCATAAGCGGAAATGTGAATTACATACCCGATACGGCGTTTGATGTTGCCTTTGTCGATATTTTCGATGAAAGTAAATATTTGAAGATAACGGGTGCAACGATTGTTCGGGTATCTTTTTTCAGTGATTACGAGATTAACACGGCAAATTATATATCCAACACAACCAACTATATTACGACTATTCCAAGTAATGCAGTAATGGCGACAATTACGTTACGTAAAACGGATAACACCGACGGGTATAATAATTTGCGTGTAAATCAAAACGGAGCCGCACCAAGTAGTTTGCGTTTATTGCAGAATACCGGGGAATTATTCACGGAAAAAAGTTTGAGTTTCGATCGTTCGGGCAATCCGAGAACGACAACAGCATATTTGACGACAACCGGATTTTTACCTATTACCGGAAAAGACGACATTGTTGTTAAGGGTGCCAACAATGCGAGCGTTCCTGCTATTACGTTTTGGGATGCGCATTATAAATTCATTGCGCCTATCGCTCAAACTGAACAAGCAACAAACCGGGTTTATACGGTTGCGGCGGCTGATATTCCGGCGGGCGCAAAATATATTCGATGCACCCGCAACGAAAATGAGGACGCAACGGATAGTTATGTTGTAGGGGTTAATATTGCGGCTTTGCTTTCGATGCGTGAAAACATTATCCCGGAATTTAAGCAAGTAATAACCGGAAAGAACCTAATTAACCCAGCTAATCTTTTACGTGGTATTACTTATTCGTCGTCGTCGGGATTAATCACAAATGCGGACGGTATATTGAGCAATAAGTTGAGATTGTCGCCCGGCACATATACGATTAAAGGGGTTGCCCCTTATTCGGCGGTTCAAACGACGGTTCGTATATTACGTTTCAATGATAAGAATGAAATGGTTTACGCAGATGCAATTACGTTGGATGCGAACAAAGAGGGACATTATACCGTAAACGCCGGAACGTCGGGCGTTGGGGGTAATGGATATATTGACTATTGGCGTATTGTTTTGCAATTCAATACAGCCGTTTTATTTGACCCAACCGTTGCCCAATTCGAGAAAAACAGCGTTGCAACCGAGTTTGAACCGTGTCAAACAAAACTAATTGAAAATCCGGCTTACAATTTAACGCCCCGTATGGCATTTATGACGGGTGCGAGTTCGTCAATGCCGGGCAATGGCTACTTTGAAACGGCGTGCGAATTATTGGGATTCAAACACCGTAACGAAGCAATTAGCGGGGATAGTGTTATGATGCACGCAACCCGTGCATGGCGTGGGCTTATTTATGAAGCCGACGGACGTATGTCAAATAACCATGATAATGCAGGTAATTTCGTTGGATTGTACACTTTTGAGGAATTGGAAAATATCGACATATTCGTTACAAGCCATATTCACAATTACGATGTTGCGTTTGAGGGCAAAGTATTTGAAAAGGTAGAAACAACATTCGGGTATTATTCCGTAAAAGGCGTTTTTTATCCGTCCGGTGCATGGGCATTAGATAAATATAATTTGTCGCCGAACGATACAAAATTGATTGTAAACACGTTTACAAGTAAAAGTACGACGCCGCACGCCCTATTTTTTGACCGCAATAATAATTTTATTAGCGGAGATATTATATTTGACCCCGCCGTTTCAAACACGCCAATTATTGACCGTGAAATTGATGTACCCGAAAATGCGGCTTATGTATTAATTAAGCGTATGTATTTCCCCGGTTCCATTACAAAGGTTAGGGGCGTGGGTTATGGAATTTTGCAAAAAACCGTTGCCGAATACGAGGCAAAAGGATATGACGCAAGCAATAACCCGTTGACGGTTCCTATGGATAAAACCGATTTAACGCAACGTATTGTTCCGTATGGAGGCTATGGAGGTGCGCCCGGTGCGCAAGTCCCTAATAATCTGTATGACGAAAGATATGCGGCGGGTTATGACTACTTATTGAAAAAGTATGCGTTGGATTGCTACAATTTGAGATTAAACCCCGATTCAAAATATTACGGTACGAAGTCCGGCAAACCCGTTATTATCGTATGTACAACACAATGGCACGATGGTTATGTACGTTTCAACGAGGGTATTAAAAAGGTTGCAAAACGCCACGGCGCAATAGTTGCGGATATTGCGGGAAATATTGGATTCAGTTATAGACAAACCGACCCCGAAAACCCCGATTCAATCCGTTGGGGCGCACTGCATTGTAATAATGCCGCATACGGTTCAACGAATGACACGGAAACAATTCCTATTCATGGCGTAATGTACACGGGCATGGGTTGGCACCCTACAAGAAAGTGGGATGATTATATCCAAATGAAACGGGCGCAAATTTTGGCGGATGCAATGAGATTAGCGACGTACAACAATGGCGATTTCGGACAAATCATTTAATAACAAGCCGGGGGAAACCCCGGCACAAATATTTAAATTATGGATAAGTTGTTTACGTGGGAACAATGGCGAATGATATTTGCCACGTCGTTAAGCCCGATTTTAGCCTATTTAACCCCAACGGCGGAGTTTATGTATGCGTTGGTTATTATGTTCGCTTTCAACATTTGGGCGGGTATGCGAGCCGACGGGGTTAGTGTAAAGCACTGCAAAAACTTTCGATTTAGCAAGTTTAAAAATGCTTTGGCAGAATTGTTTTTGTATGTTGCCATTATGCACGTTATTTATTCGGTAATGCTGCAATGCGGGGATAACGAGGCGGCGAAAATAGTAATAAAGTCGCTTACTTATGTGTTTATGTATGTATATTTGCAAAACGCATTTCGTAACCTTATTAAAGCATATCCCACAAAGGTTGCGTTGCGTATTATTTACCACGTTATCCGGTTGGAATTTACACGGGTATTGCCGGGATATTGGCAACCGATAATTGAGAAATACCAACGGGAACACGATAGCGATATTATTAACGATAAAGAAAAGGAGGGCGAACAATGAACCAAACAGAGATTTTAAAGTATTTGGAGGGGCAAAAAACGACCCGGACAATTACGGATTTGATTGTACATTGCACCGCAACCAAGCCGGGCGCAAAAGTCAACGTTGATGTTATTGACGGTTGGCACAAAGAACGGGGATTTAAGAAGCAACCCCAAAGCGGGCGAATTTGCGGTTATCATTTTGTTGTATTGCCGGACGGGACAATTGAAACGGGGCGTTATCTTTCCGAGATTGGGGCGCACGTTTCCGGGCAAAATTCCCGGTCTATTGGCATTTGTTACGTTGGGGGATTGGATGCCAACGGCAAAGCCGCCGACACACGCACGCCGGAACAAAAAGAGGCGTTATTATGGTTGCTTATGCGGTTAGTCGTTATGTTCCCGGACGCAACGATTAAGGGACATAGGGATTATTCCCCGGATTTGAACGGCGACGGCATTATTGAGCCGTGGGAGTTCATTAAAGAATGCCCGTGTTTTAATGCGGCAATTGAATATAGTAACATTTAATTTTGTACCATTATGACAAAGAAAGACAAAAAGGAGTATTTGGAACAATTGGTTGCCAATCAAGGGAGCCAAGCGGGAATTAGTATTGCCCCGTTGTTATCCGCTATTATTCCAGATTGCGAGGACGTTTTTACGGTTACGGTTGAGGACAACCAAGAAGATACGAAAAACGTAACGAACCCACAGGCGGAAATAGACGCATTTATTGACGCCGTAAACGCCGACCCGTTGCACAACATACCAAAAGTATATATTTCGGGCGTCGTAATTTCCTTTGCACAATTGGAGATTAACGAGGACGAAATAAATAGTACGGTTGAAATGGCGGGCGGACATTACGTTTTAACATTGAGCAAAACGCCGAATAGTTCGTTAATCATTTACACGGCAAACGCATGAAAAAGTATATAATATTGGCGGCAATCATTATGGCGGTTGCCGCCGCCTTTTGGGTACAACAAAGCCGTATTAAGAGTTTGACCGCCGAACGGGATAAATACCGGAGCAATACCGAAACGTTGTTGCAGGACGTCCGAACCTATCAAACAAAGGATAGTTTGAACGCCGCAAAGGTTGGGAATTTGGAGTTAAAATTATCCGAATATAAAAAGTACCGGGCGGATGATGCAGCGTTAATCAAATCGTTGCAGACAAAGAACCGGGATTTGCAAAGGGTTACGACGGCGCAAATGGAAACGATAAACGAATTAAGGGCGAACGTCCGGGATAGTATTGTATATTTGCCCGGCGACACGGTTACGACCGTATTACGTTGTATTGATATTGTGGAACCGTATTTTGAGTTGCACGGATGCACAACGCCCGCCGGGGTATTTACCGGGACGCATATAAACCGGGATAGTCTGTTGATAGCGGAAACGGTGCAATATAAACGTTGGTTAGGTTTTTTATGGAAAACAAATAAAATCAAAAATCGGCAAATTGATGTAGTTAGCAAAAACCCCGCAACAAAAATATTAGGGGTTGAGTTCATAACCATAGAAAAGTAATAAACCGGGGGTTGTAACAAGGCGTTGCAACCCCTTTTTCTATTGAGCCATTTAGACCGTTTCCGGGCATTTTATTTCAAAGTGGATAATTTACCCGTCCAGCTTGCAAAAGTCGCTTAAATCGAAAATTCCAAGAAAATAACTCTTTTGAAACCAAAAACAAAACTTTTTGAAGTTTAAGCCAAAAATAAAATATAAAACTTTTGGTAATTAAAATAAAGGTTGTATATTTGTATCATCAAACAAGAACGACCGGGCGTTTTCCTGGAAAATAGAGAGCGAAACAATATGAATACTCAAAGCATTTATAACGGATTATATTGCACAACAAAAGAGATTAACCGCAATTTCAAAATCAAGGTAAACGGAATTGTAAACGGCAAAAAGGTTAATGTATTGGTTGGCGTGTCCGGTTTAATAAAGATTGTCGGCGACATTAAGTTAGTCAATCGCTTATTAAAACGTGCTTTCAATTGTTACGGCGACAAAGAGGTTTGCAAATTACGCCGAGGCGTTAAAATCACTTTCTATTATCAGTAAACAACGACGGGGCGTTTTCCCCAAAACATTCATGGCGAACACACGCCAAACAAAAGCAGGATATTAATAACAAGCCGGGGGAAACCCCGGCACAATAACAACAATATGGCAAAGTACATTTTAGTTAAGAAAGTAAAGGGAAAGAAATACGAGTACCAAGTTATTGACATCGATAGTAAAGCGATTGTTTCAAAAAGAACGTCCGCCCGTGAATATGTGGCGTGTACCGCCGACGGGTCGTTTTATTTCGGTCGTTTGGATTTAATCGGCAAAGGCGACCACGGCAAACGGTTGAGCCATGCGACGGAAATATTGGCAAACCCGGAAAAGGCGTATAAAAAACAAATCGCATACTTTACGCCGGATTATCGGAGTACATGGATAGCCGAAAACCCCGCCGAACAATGGATTGCCCGAAACGTTGAATATGCGACAAAGGAAAAAGAGAGATTAAACGCAATTGCGTATTTGCAGTAATAACCAAGCCGGGGGCGCAATCCCCCGGCATAACCATTTAGAGCGATGAACAAAACGAAACGTTACCGATTAAGTCAAGATGTGTATAAGATAATCCAAAATGCAAACGGCGGGTTATTTTTGCTTTATACCCGGCACAATCCCGGCGATGTGTTGAACCTATTGTTAGACGGCAACGATATTGGGTTGATGTGCCGAGTTGAGAGCCGACACGACCAATATTATAAGTATTGTAAAGTGATTAAGGAGGGCGAAAATGATATTAACAGAGGAACAACGGGAAATGTTGAAAGGTAAGATTTGCCCGTATTGCCATATTCCAACCGAGTACAAAAATAGTATTGAGGTTTACGGCATTGATTACGGAATGATTTACTATTGCCCTAAATGCCGGGCTTATGTTGGCGTTCATGCGGGAACCGACCGGGCAAAGGGTCGATTAGCAAACGCCGAGTTGCGCCGATGTAAGATTGAGGCGCACCGATATTTTGACGAAATATATAAGCGTAAATTAATGAAGCGTTCCGAGGCTTACAAATGGTTATCCGAGCAATTGGGATTACCAACGGAATACACGCATATAGGAATGTTTAACCCGGAAACGTGCGCAAAGGTCGTGGACGTTTCAAAAAAATATTTGGAAACCATGCGATTTGCATTAAGAAAACAAGATAAGATAAAAGCGCATTTTGAGCCGCACGGCGACGAAATGTTGAACCGAATAAAAGAGAGTTTAACCCGGTATTTTTCCGCCGACCGTTCAGATTTCCCGGAGGGATTGCGGGACATTGAAAGCGATTATAACCAATTGCCGGGGGAACCGTACCCAACCATTGCGATAAACGACACCGGGAACCCGGAACGTATGATTGAGTTCTATGTTACCGGGAAACAATACGACGTTTACCATGTGGCATTTAAGTGATTTACAAAGGGTTGATTATGGAAAGCGTTATTATTGAGGAAATGCGGGTGTTTCTGCAATTGGGATTGAACCCAAAGCAAAGGCAATATTTCGCCGATACAATCGCCGTTGCAAAACGTGTTGAGATTGTCCGGGCGGCGGACGTGTTCAACGATTACGAATTAGAGATTATCCGGGATGTACTGAAACCCCAACCGCAACAATGTTATCGTAATGCGCATTTGCTTTGCCAATTGTTCCCGGAACGGGTACAATATTGCGAGGGCAAAGTATTAGCGTTTTTCCCAATCGAACACGCATTTAACCGGGTTGGCGACAAATACGTTGACATTACATTTGAATTTGCCTTAAATGATACCGAGTTATTGCAACATGAATACGTTGTATTTGGGGAATATGATTTGCAGACAATCAACCGGGTAACAAAAGAAACCGGATATTATGGCGACATTTACCGCAATGTTTATATTGAGAGGGTAAAAGATAACCCCCGACGCAATGAAGTAACGCCGGGGGTTGGTACGCAGTAACCGAGAGCGATGTTTGAGGTTATGCGGTGCAACAAAATTAGTGCTTTTTATCTGTATTACAAGCGTCCAACGTGAACAAATAAAACTTTCAAAGGTTTTGTTTTTGGTAATATAGATTTTATTTGTACTTTTGCAGAAACAAAAACCCACCGGGGGAGTACCGGCAAAGATATGAGAATAAAAGAGAGCGATTTATTAAAGAGATTGGCGACCGATAGCGGGAAAACAGCCAACCAAGTTGCCGAAATTATCATTTCGGAATTACTCAAAAACAAAGTTATTGAGGACGACCCGGACAATTGGGGCGTTTCCGTTTTCGATGCAATAAACGAGGACGTAACCGAGGAACAAACCGCCAATTGTTATGCGGCGATTTCCGAGGCGTTGGGCGTGTATCTGAAACGGGTATATTTCATTGTCCCGGATTTGGATTTAATGGGTAATGAAGATTGCCCGGAATGCGGCGGCGAAATGGAAGTTACCGACGGGGAATATAAACAGACCGGAGGCAACGGATATTTGACCCCGCCGGAATATACCGCAATTTGGGAGGAAATGACGTGTACGCATTGCGGACACAAAGAGAGCAACGAACCGAGTTATTAACAATAAAAGACTAAAGAAATGGCAGAAATGACGAAATTAAGAGTAAACGAGGCAATCGCACGGGCGCAAACCGCCGGGGTTAAGGTCTATAAAAAAGAGGTTGCCGCCCGTTTATGGGAGGGACGCACCGAAAGCGCACAACAAGTTAATATGACTAACTTATGTAACGGTACGACCAAACAGATACGCCCGGAATGGGTTGTTATCATTTGCGAAATGTGTAATTGCACCCCTAATTATTTGTTTGGATATGAAGAATAACGAGTTACAATGGTTTGAACGCATGGCGGACGTTATGTTTTCCGATAGGTTCCAAGCGAAAGCGATTATTGCGACGTTTGGAACGTTGGGCGTTGTTTGTCTGATTGGCGCATTGTGGAACCCGTGGCAATTGATGTTTGCGGGTATGTGTGCCGTAATGGTATTATGTGGATTTTCAGAATTAAAAAAAGAGTAGAAAATGAGAGCGAACAAAAAGAAACCGGAAAACCCGGTACAAAAGACGGTCGAAAATTTGGGAGCCGTTCCCGCCGACCAATTCCCGGAAATTACCGAGGAACAACAACAAATAATCCCCCCGTTTGAAGCGGTCGAGGTTGAGCAACCAACCGGAATATTTGAGATATTGCCGGGCATGACGGTTGAGGAAATGACGGCAATGTTTTTTGATGAAAAAACGTTGATTGAACCCCCGTATAAGGTTTGGCAATTGAATAGTAAGGGACACCGCTATTATTACCGATATGACGACAACGGGAACCCGGAGTTTTTCCCGTCGGTTACAACGATATTGTCCCAAACGTTACCCAAAGCCCCGCACTTAATACAATGGATTGCCAACAAAGGCATTGAGGAAGCGGAACGATACAAAGGCGAACGGGCGGCGTATGGTACGTTTATGCACGCCGCATTTGAGGAATTATTAATTAACCGGGCTTATGATTTGGACGGGTTAAAAGGCAAACTAAAAGAATATATTGAGGTTTACCGATTGCCGGACGATTTTATATATTATGCCGACGATTTGAAAAAGGACGTATTGGCGTTTGCTCAATTCGTATTAGATTACGACGTGCGCCCGTTGGCGGTTGAAATTGCTTTAGTGCATCCATATTACAAGTATGCCGGAATGATTGATTGCCCGTGTACCATGTTGGCAAAGATAGGCGGCGACGAACGTATTAACGCAATCGTCGATTTTAAGAGCGGACGCAAAGGATTTTACGAGGAAAGCGAAATACAATTAGGGATGTACCGGGATATGTGGAACGTCAATTTTGAACAATTCCCCGTTACCCGTATTTTCAATTTCAGCCCGAAAGATTGGCGCAAACGTCCGTCGTACAATTTGAAAGAACAAACGGATAGCCCCAATATACGGAAAATCCCGTATTTGTTAGAAATTGCAGCCATTGAGGACGAAAAGAAAGATAATACGTTTACGTCGGTTAATGGTATGGTTTTATTGGATAATGCACCCGATTTGACGCAAAACGTAATATCCTTATCGTTGGCGGAATTGATTAAAACGAAAGCCCCAAAGGAGGCAACCCCGGACGAAAACACGGACGCCGCCGAGAAAGTCAAGGCGGACGCACCGGAACCGGAAAAGGAGCCAAAGAAAACAACCATTGTTAAACGTGCGCCCAAAAAGGCAAAGGAAGCGGAAAAGAAAGCCACCACGGGCAAAACGACCGCAAAGCGGGGTAATACCACGGAAAAGAAAGTAAAGCCCGCAAACGAGCCTAAAAAGCCCAAAAACGAGAGTAGGAAAAAGATGTTGAACGACGACCCCGAAATTTGATTGTTATGAATATAGTATATTATGCAGTTGATAAGGACGGACGGGCAATTATACATACGGAAAAACCCGAAAGATGTACACGGGATTTTGATAGCCCCGTTTGGATTGATGCGGTTGAGTTATTGGGAGAAATACCCCCGGAATTATCGCATATAAATTGGGAAAATTCGCCCGTTAAATTAGAGTTAAATATAAAAGTTGTTGAATGATGAAAGGAAGAATAAAACGACCGGAGGCGCAACAATCCCGTTTGATTTTGCCCCGTGTCGGCCAAATAAAAATCGGTATTAAAAACGCAAACGGTTATCCGCAAAGCGTTGATTACTTCATACCAATGGGAAAGTATGCCGGATTATTTACGCAAGCATACGGCGAAAAGCCGCAAACAATACAAATTGTTTTCCCGGACGACGACCCGGCAAAAGTATGTAACGAACGTTACGAATACCGGGACGACGACGGGCGATTGATTGCGGCGGGCGATGGCGACACGTTCCAAGTATGGGACGGAAAGAAATACGAAACGTTGACAACGGAGAAATACCCAAACTTAATGCAGTCGATAACGAAGCGTTACCCGAACAAAAAGAGCCGCCAACCCGATTGCGACGGTTGGGAGGTTACATTAACGCTAAACTTTATTGTTCCGTTGGTTCGTGGGGTTGCCGGGGTTTGGCAATTCGCCACAAAAGGCACGGCGTCCACAATTCCGCAAATTCGGGAAACGTTCGACGGTATGTTAGCGGAAAGGGGATTTTGCAAAGGCATTATTTTTGATTTGAACGTACAATTTGCCACAACTCAAAAGCCGGGAGACCGTTCCCGCTTTCCTGTTGTCTCATTGGTTCCTAATGAAAGTGCGGATAATGTTTTGAAAGTGCGCAAAGCGTTGGAACCTGCAAAGCAATTGGATAATGAATAAAAAATGCTATATTTGCGTCGATAAAACAAACGACTACCACCGTTTGCAAAGTATTGCTAATTTATTTAGCGCAAAGCCCGTTTTCCGGTGTGTGGTAGCCCGGATTGCGGGCTTTTATATTTTAATTATGGATTTTATTATAAAAAACAAATGGATTAACGAATTGCATTTGAAAGGTAATAAGTTAATGTTGTATGCAATGATACACGCCTATTGTGTTAGATATGGCGAGTATTCAAAGGGTATTTTGTATTTATCCAAATGTTTAGGGATAAACAAAAGCACTGTAATTGATTGCCTTAAATGGTTATGCGAAAAAGGATTATTAATAAAATCAGTTCAGCCCGTAGCAGAACCGGATGTTTATAAAATATCAATATTATGAAATACACGATATTAATAAACCAATATGCCGCCGTTAATAGCGGTTTAGATTTAGATTTAATAGATTTGGCGATTTTTGATTTTATAAAAGATTTCGCCAATTGTGCAAGTTGCGTTAAGATGCACACCCCGGAGGGAATATATTTTTGGATTTCCCACAAGTTAATATTGGAAGCAATGCCGTTATTGAATATAAAGACAAGTCAAGGCATGATAAAGCGTATTGATAATTTGATTAAAGCCGGAATTTTACAAAAACATCCTAATTGCGAATTGTATAACAAAACTCTGTATTGTTTTGGTGAAAATTACGAGTTACTAACATTTACCGAAAAGGCAGCAAGGATATTAACCGGAGTTGATACCCCTAAACAAAAGTTGATGCCCCCCATAAACGAAAGTTTAGGGGTACCCATAAACGAAAGTTTAGGGTATAATAGTAATAATATAGATAATACAATAAATGATAATGAGAATACCCCCAACAACAATGTTGTCGGGGAATTATTCCCGGAAGAACAAAAGGTTGAGGAACCAAAGGAGAAAAAAAAGTTATTCCGTAATTCCGACGTTTACAAAATGGTTAAATTTGAAAACGGCGTTGGCGTGGATTATTCCGAGTTTGAAAGTAAGTTTGCGACCCCGGAATTTGAAAAGGTCGATTTGGTTTATTACTTTCATTCGGTTAGCGATTGGAGCGACCAAAAGAATATGAAGCGCACTGAAAACGGTTGGTTGGCGACCGTCCGAAATTTCATACGGGGGGACGTCGAAAAGAAAAAATTGCATTTGAAACCCGAATACAAAGCCCCAACGCAAAGATTGAACGTTGCCGGGGCTATTGAGTATTTGAAAGACGATTATTAAGATGGAAACATTACCCGAAAAGACAAACAGATTGCCACAAACGTTGCCCGAAAAAAGACAATCCGCCGCCGTTTTGCTTTATAGTGGAACGGCAAAAGCAATTGAGGTGCGCCGGGCGATGGTTGAATTACCGGAGGTTGCCAAAGCATTAACCCCGGTCGAAAAGTATATTTTCGTGGCGTCCACAAAAAAACAGATTGCCGAGATTGACGACGAAACGTTGATTGCCAAAACCGGGCAAATGTTCCGGTTTATCGCAATGGACGTGGGGTTTATCATTCCCACGGAAAACCGGGACGATTGGACGTATATTTGTACCCGGTTGTTGGATTTGCTCAAACGCTATTATTCGCAATTAACATTATCCGAGGTTAAATTAGCGTTTGAATTGCTGATTACCGGGGAATTAGACGACTATTTGCCAAAGGATAGGGACGGCAACGCCGAACGGAAACATTACCAACAATTCAACGCCGATTATTTCGCAAAGGTATTGAACGCATATTGCCGGAAACAAAACCAAGTTATCGGCAAAGCATATACAGCGTTGCCGGAACCGAAAAAGGAGTTAAGCCCGGAGCAAATCCGGTATTATCGCAATCAATCGGTTATGACTTGTTTAATGTGTTTTATGCGCTATAAATATACCGGGCGTTTAGTGTTTGGATTAACCGACGAAATGTTTGTTTATAATTGGTTGTTGGGCGTTGGGTTAGCGGATGAAGTGAAAGAAACCGAGGACGACCGGAAAGAAGCGTATAACCGATTTTTGGCACGTGCCGCCCGTGGGTTCGTAAATGAATTTACAGTTTACCATGTTCGGAAACAAGGAACCCAAAGCCCGGAAATTGATTATACAGCCTTTGAGGTTGCCCGGCGTAAAGAGATTAAACGGACTTTCGACCGGATGATTAAGGACGAAATTTATATTTACCATTATTTGAAATTTGAAAAATGAAAATAAATTGCATTATAGGCATAGACCCCGGAAGCAATGGGGGTATTGTGGTTTGGCGACCCAACCACAACGCAACGGCAATTAAGATGCCTAAAGACATTAACGAGATACGGGATTTTCTGAACTATTACAAAGAGATTTGTACACCGATTATCTTTTTGGAAAAATTGAGTGTTCGCCCGGATGACGTAACGGTTGGCGATACCGGGGCAAACATGGGTAAATTGTACCGCATACAAAAGATGTTGCAAAACTTTGAGCATTTGAAAGCCATTATAACCGTCGCCGAAATACCGTTTGTTTTGGTTAATGCGATGAAGTGGCAAAACGACCTTAAATTACGTATTAAGGTAAAAGGGAAAAAGGAGGAAAAAGCAGACCGCAAACGACGGTTCCGGGATATTGCCGGGAAATTATACCCGGAGATTATCCCGGCGTTATGGAATGCGGACGCAACGTTAATAATGCACTTTGGACGGTTCATTTTACAGAATAACCCCCGTTGGGTTTTGGAAAATTTGCCCCAACAAATGCACAACCGTTTATTTTAAGCCCGTAGGGGCGTTTAATTATTCAAATGGTTACTTGTATGGCAGACGAAACAAAAGCCCCGCAAATCGAAAATCCCGAAAAAATAACGGCAAAAGATTTGGCGGAAATGGTAAAACAGATGCGGCACAACCAACGACGTTGCCAACGGAACCCAACCCCGGAGAAATTGGCAACGTTGGAAAGTTGGGAACGCAAAGTTGATGCGGTCGTTGCTGTATTGACCGATACACAAATGAAATTGTTTTGATATGGACGAAATGGATTATATCTATTTAGGCGACCGATTGACCCGCCCGGAATTGCGACGTATGCCGTGCCGGGCGGTTCGTCGTTCTGATGGTAAATGTATAAGAGGGCGCAACGGTAATATGTTAGTTGAGTTTGGCGACGTGGGTAAATGCGTCGTTTTAGGGCGATTATTGAGGAAAATAAAAAAATAGCGGAAAATAAAAGATAATTCTTTTGGTAATATAAAAGTTATACGTATATTTGCGGCATGAAAATGATACGACGGGGCGTTTTCCCCGAAATTTAAAGCATAAATATTATGAGTACAAAAATTGATAAGTCGGATTTTAGTTTTCTTTTTAGCGGTTACGGACATTATCGGGTTACTTACAAATCGCCCGTTACCGGGAAAGAATGGACGACGGTAACAAACGATATGCCGTTGATAGATGCAACGAGAAATTGCGACGAACCGAAACGGAAAGATTTAGAAACCCTTAAAAGAGTTTGTAAGAATGGGTAAGTTTGTGGATAATACCGGAGCAACTCGGCACGCAATGAGTAAAGCCGAATTATCGGATTTATATAAGCGATTGGAAAACTTTATTGCAGACTTAACGCCCGGAGAGATTGAGAGAAACCAACGAGAAATAAAAGGGGTGTTATCTTTGATACACCAACGAATGAAAGAAAAGTAATGTTTAATCAGCCGGGGGAAACCCCGGCACAAATATTTGAGCGATGTTTATAAAAAAAATTGAATTGTTGAATTTCCAAGTTATCAAGGCGTTCAACGCAGATTTTGAAGGTAATGTATATTTCATTACCGGGGATAATGAGTTAGGCAAATCAACCCTTTTAAAAGCAATTGGCGCAATGTTGACCGGGAACCGGGACGGCGTGTTAAGAAATGGAGAGGAAAAGGGATTTGCTAAAATGGTTGTCGGCGATGATGGCGAGGAATACGAAGTTGAGTTGCGTTTCACGAAAGCCAACCCACGGGGAACGCTTTCCATAAAGCAAAAAACAACGGGTATGCGTTCTGACAACGTGAGTATGTTACAAAAGATTTTCGGTTATCAAGATTTCGACGCAGTAGAGTTTTCCCGATGGTCTGAAGCCGCCGAGGGTCGCAGAAAACAAATTGAGGTTGTTAAATCATTATTGCCGGAAAAGGTGCGCAATCGTATTGCCGAGATAGATAAAGAGGTTATAACCGTTAAGGATAAGCGCAAAGATGCCAATGCCGAGGTTAAGACATATACAACTATTTGCGCAAATGCTGAAAAGCAATTGAAGCCGGGCGATGTTAAAACGTATGCCGAGAAAAAGGATATTACGGCGTTGATGGAAGAACAAAACGAAAACGCCCGTTTGATTGAAAGGGCTAAAACGGTACGCCAAACCCGGCAACAAAGGATTGAACAATTGGCAGCAATCCCGGAACGGATTAAGCAAGCGGAAGCAACCCGCAAAACAGATATTGAGTCAATAGACAATGATTTAGCCGCCGAGGAAAAAGAAGTTGCCCGGATAATTGCCGAAGCAAAAGCCCGATTAGCAAAAGCCAAAGAGAGTGCAAAAGCCAACAAAGAAGCTATTGAAAAGGATTTCAAAGAGACATTGGATATTATCGGGAATAATAAAGCCGATTTTGAACGCCGTAAAGCTAATGCCGATAAATGGTTGGAAGAATACGAAAAGAACAACCCGGAAAACTTAGATACCGCCGAACAACTGAAAAAAGCCGAGGAACACAATCGGATTAATTCGTTAGTCGTGGATTATCAGACAAAGAAGAAAGCTAAAGAAGCCGCCGAGAAAACCGCCCGTAAATATGACGATAAATTAGGCGAATTGGCGAAAGAACGGGAAACGCTTATTGCAACGTCGAAATTGCCGATTGCCGGGTTGTCGTTTACTGACGACGGATTAGAGTTAAACGGCGTGCCGTTCGTTGCCGGGAAAGTTTCGGATAGTCAGATTATGGAGGTTGCCGCCAAACTGATTATTGCAAGCAATCCGACGGTTAAAGTGTTCCGCATTGCAAGGGGCGAAAGTTTAGGCGAAAAGCGATTGCAAGCGATTATTGATATTGCCAAGGCGAACGGGTTCCAAGGCTTTATTGAAGAAGTGAAGCGAGGACAAACCGATTTAGTCGTTGAAGAATATACAGAAAATGAGTAATAACCGGGGGCGGATTTCCGTCCCCTTAAAACCTAAAGTAATGGCATATACATTGAACGATAATTTAAAACGTTGGGCGGAACAATACGAAACCGCCGATTTTATCCAATCCGACCCGGTGCAAATCCCACACCGTTACGATAGCCGGGTAAACATTGAGATAAGCGCATTTATCACGGCGTGGATTGCATGGGGTTCACGCAAACAGATAATCCAAAAGGCGGATTTCATAGACCGGGAAATATTTAAGGGCGAACCATACCATTATATCGTAGGTAATACCGTTGCGCCGGGAGCCGTCCCCGAATGGAAACAATACGCTGGAAGTAAAGAAAGTTTTTACCGAACGTTTACATACGCCGACTTTTACGATTTATGCGCCCGCCTCTATGATGTTTATACGTCTTTTGATAGTATGGAGGCAGCGATAAAGAAAGCGCACGAAACGAACGGAGAAACGGCATTAGCAACCCTGCAATCGTTGTTCGGTTCCGTTAAGGGAATACCCGATTTTGAAACGCAATCCGCCTGCAAACGGTTGTGTCTATTTTTGCGTTGGATGTGTCGTAAAGGTTCCCCGGTTGATTTTGGATTGTGGGACGTATGCGACCCCCGTAACTTGATAATCCCGTTAGATACCCATGTACATAAACAGGCGTTACGGTTGGGATTAGTTAAACGCCGCACGCCGGATTTAACGACGGCGATAAAGATAACAGACCGTTTCGCCGAAATATTTCCTAACGACCCTACAAAGGGCGATTTTGCCTTATTCGGCTATGGAGTTAATAGCGGTAAAGTAAAGCCCGTTACAGGAAAGCCGGAGCCGGAAAAAGATAATGCAACCGCCGTGGCTGATTTGAGTATTGCCGACGTTTTGAAAATGAATTTGTTTTTTGATAATCTGAAAACCTTGTTATCTGATTTGTGGAAAGACAGGGAGAACGCACGGCAAAAAGCAACACGGGATAACATGAAGTTGCGGGCGCACGTAATAGACCGGATGCACAACGCCGGGAATTGGGAACCGGGTAATTTTACCGTTATATTTGCCCGTTGTTTGGATAAGGTATTAACCGGGTATTCAGCAAGCGAAAGAGATTTTATTAGAGCAACCGGAATGACTGCTTTTAAGAAAACGATGGAAAAACTTATTGCCGATGAAAAAGCGAGAAATAACAGCGACGGGAACAATAAACAATAACGGCGGGTTGGCAATGTATATGGGGGAATTAAACGAGTTTTTCAAGGGTTGGAAAGGTTCCCGCATTATTGCCCGGTTTATTGTTGCGTCCCCCGGTTCGTCCGAGGCTTTGAAAGGGTATTATTTCAACTATGTTGTACCGACGTTTAAGCACGCAATTTGGGAGGCGGGCGAACGTCTTACAGAGGAACAAACCGAACGACGTTTGCGGGAATTTTCCCCGATTATGTACGTTGAACGGGTCAACGAAGAAACGGGGGTATATTCCCACGATTTGCGCACCGTGGCGGATTTGTCGAACGCCGAGTTAATCGAACATATCGAAACGCTCAAACAGATTGCCGCCGAGGAATACAATACATTTATTGACGACCCCCGAACGTTGTAGGTATGTTTTGCAAGTGTAACGGAAAACGGAAAAATTACCCGTTGGCGGGTTGGCGGATTATCCGCCACGAATACACGCCAAAGCATTACAGCCGGATAAAGTGTTTGCGGTGCGGGTGCGTTTGGATTACACGGGCAAAATATGTTGAACAAACCCCCAACGAGGACGGGCAAAAAAGACTTTTTTAGTATGGAATTAAACGACAAATCCCCGATGCCGCAAGGTAAATTTAAGGGGCAACCGATGGAAAACGTACCGTATTGGCATTTGCTTTGGTTAGAGAACCAACCATATTGCCGCAAAGATGTAAAACAATACATTGAGGAAAACCGGGACGTTTTGAAAATTGAGAAAAAGCGGGATAAATACCGCAATGAGAGCGAAAACAGTAATTAACGATTTAATATTTAAGGTTATGCAAAAAATTGATTTGAAAGATGTTTGTTTCTTTGATTGTGAAACAACCGGGGTTCCGGCAAAGGGTTTGAAATGGGATGCGGATTTTGAGCAATTCCCGCACGTCGTCCAATTGGCATGGTCGTTGGGCGATAAGGAAAAAAGTTATATTATCAAACCCGATAATTACGAGATACCCCCGGAAACAACCGCAATTCATGGTATAACAACCGAACGGGCAATTGCCGAGGGCGTGCCGTTTGCCGAGGTTGTGGATGAATTTTTAGCGGATGCCAACGCCGCCCCGCTTGTATGTGCGCACAACATTTACTTTGATAGTTCAATGTTAAAAGCAAACGTTTTGCGCTATTGTGGACGGGAATATTACGACGCACACGTTGAGGACGCATTACATAAGGGCAAACGCATTGATACAATGATGAAAACGATTAAGTTTGTCGGCGCATTGTATTCAAACGGGCGACCGGGAAAATATCCCAAATTAGAGGAATTATATAGTAAGTTATTCCCCGGCGAAACATTCCCGGCGCATGACGCATTAGAGGACATAAGGGCGTTGCGCCGTTGCGTCCCGGAATTGGTTAATTTGGGGATTATTGAGTTAGCGCAAAAGGAATACCCGGCGGAACAACTCAAAGCCCAATTTGAGCCGGAAAAGCCCAAAGGCGGGCGCAATATTGAGTTCAACGACCCCAACCCGGTAACGGAACCAATCGGAACCGGGGAACCCGTCCCGGAACCAACCCCGGAACCGGAACGCCCGGCGGTTCCGTCGAATAGTAAAACACGGGAATTGTTGGACGAAAACGATTTTTGAAATGGCAAAGCGAACAAAAGACGAATTTACAAGGGATTGGATAATTGAAAATTCCGTTGAGATTTTAAGCCGATACGAACCCGGAGTTTTGACAATCCGTGCGTTGCATTATCAGTTAGTTAGTATTGGTATGACAAACACGTTGCAGCACTATAAACGTGTTGTTTCTGCAATGGAGGTTGCACGATGGGACGGGCGGGTTGACTTTGAGGCATTCAGCGACCGAGATAGGGCAATGTGTGGCGAAACTAAAGCGGAACCAACCGATTTGGAAGAAAAGCAAGACGAAGCAAAAGCGCAGGTTAGGGCGTGGATGCGTTCGTATCATAAAAACCGTTGGGAAAACCAACCGATTTACCCGGAAATATTGATTGAAAAGAAAGCGTTGGAGGGCGTTTTTGCGAAACCGTGCCGTAATTGGGATATTGCGGTTGGGGCTTGTAAAGGTTATCCGTCGTTGACTTTCTTGTTTGAATTGTCCGAACGATTGAGAGAGGCGCAAGCCAACGGCAAACAATGTGTTATCCTATATTTTGGCGATTACGACCCGTCGGGCGAAGATATACCCCGGTCGATTGGCGAAAACTTGCAAAAGTTCGGTATTTTTGGGGTCGAAATACGACGTATTGCGTTGATGGAACAACAGGTTATTGAATGGAAGTTGCCGCCCGCCCCGGCAAAGGAAACAGACAGCGTACCGCCAATTGGGACGGATTGGGTCAAGTGGAGTTAGACGCCGTTAAACCGGAAAAACTGATTTCCTTATTGGACGATGCGATTAACGATATATTCGACCGGGAATTGTACGACGAATTGTTAGAACGTGAAAGCGACGAACGGGAACAATTCCAAACGGAATTAAAACGATACGTTGAAGATGATTTATAAAACCGATGCCGGGCGGGTTCCCGGCAACAAATAATATTACAATATGAGCGAAGAAAAAAAAGCCGCAAACGCTATGTTGATACCAAGCGAAAGGGCGTTTGCATTGTCGAAAGTCAAGACATTAAAGGACGGCGGGTTAGACGTGCATTATGAAGTAACCGAAACAATCGGTAATGAGAGTTACACGAACAAATACCACGTCGAAAGCGCAAAGGACATACACCCGGATTTGCGGGATTGTTTCGACCGTTTGCGCCCAATTATGGGGCGGATATTTAATATTACGTCCTTTCTTTCAATGGTTGAAACGTCCGATTTTAAAGCAACCAAAAAGCAAAGCGAATTATCACGGGATTTTGCCGACGAAATGTTGAAAAACATAGAGGTTAGGGGCGTGTCCTTTTCCGGTCAAGACGATAACGTAGGGGTTGTTTTAACCGGGTTGTTTACCGTGTCTAACAATCAGAAAACCGCAATCAATTCGCCACGCCTTAAATTCAATACGGAAACGTTCGGATTTGAGGAAGAATTAGAAGAAATTGCCGCCGATATTGAAACCGAGGTTTACGCCTTTCTTTTCAAGGGTAAAAAGGCGCAATTGGAGTTGTTCGGGGCTGATGGCGAACCCGCACCCGGATTGAATGCCGAAAAGGTAGAGGATAACGGATTGTTCCCGGATATTAACGACCCGGCGGACGACCCGGAACCGAACGACGAAACGGCGGAAATGTAAGAGTATGGAACCGTATTTGTTGACAGACCGGGACGAATACCAATATTGTATCAATCGGGGGTATAATCCCCTGATTGATATAAAGCATTTTACAATGGATATTCGTTTGAGGGTTGAGATACAACGGGAATTGTTCGGGCATTGTATTACGGGACGGGGCGCAAATATCATGGCGGCAAATGAACGCTTTTTTCGTTGGGTTTGGGAGCATAAGCCACACCGATGCGAGGAATGTTTAAAGCCGTTACGGAATTATTCCGCCATTTATTGTTCGCATATATTGACCCGTGGAGCGTTTCCCGAAATGGCGCATGATGCAAGAAATATAAATATACTATGTTTTGAACATCATTCATGTTGGGAGAATGGGGATAAAACGAAAATGCGTATATATTCCGGCAATATGATAATGATTGAATTAATGAAAAATGAGTATGCAAATTTGGAAAGATATTGAGGGTTACAAAGGACATTATCAAATTTCTAATTATGGCAATGTTCGTTCCTTAAAAAAGGATGCGTTTCTAATGAAAGGCGGATATTTGAAAGGATATAAAATAATTAATTTATGGAAAAATGGAACCGGGAAAATGTTCCGTGTTCATAGATTAGTTGCGGCGGCTTTCATTCCGAACCCGGACAACAAACCATGCGTTGACCATATCGACGGCAACCGAGCCAATAACCATGCAGATAATTTGCGTTGGGTTACGGTTAAAGAAAATCAGAATAACCCAATAACAAAATCTAAATGGATTGGAAAAAAAGCGAACCCGCACCACGAAAAAGCGGTTGAGCAAATAAAAAACGGTATTGTTGTAAATGTGTTTGTTAGCATACAGGAAGCCGCCCGAAAAGGCAATTTTTCGGCAACGGCAATTTGTAAGGTATGTAAAGGGAAAGGAAATTTGCATAAGGGTTATAAATGGAGATATAAAAAATGAGAACCAAAAAGAGGCAACCCGATTACGGGGCAATTTCCCGGTCGTCAATCAAAAAAGACTTCCAGAGGGTACAAAGATACCCCGCCGAGGAAAAACGCCCGCAAATCGAAGAATTTCCAAAAATAAACGCCGAACGTCGTATTATCCATATATCGGAAACGAGCGCATACGCCAAGTTTGCCCGGTGCATTGTCGGCAAATTGGTACGACTGAAAGAAAAAGCGAACGTTGGCGGCAATTCATGGTATTGCGAGTTTGTACACGACGACGACCGGAAAGCCTTAAACATGGCGGCGGGTTGGTCTGATAATAAGAAATTGTATTTGTTGGATGGTATTAAATTCAAATAGTTATGAGTGTAAACAAAGTTACTTTATTAGGACATACCGGGAAAGCCCCGGATTTTAAGGAGTTCGACAACGGCGGTTGTGTTGCGACCTTTTCGTTGGCAACCACGAAACGAGGTTATGTTACAAAGGACGGGCGGCAAATCCCGGAGCGTACCGAGTGGCACAACATTGTATTGCAAAATGGGTTAGCAAAGGTTGCTAATCAGTACGTCAAAAAGGGCGATAAACTTTATATCGAGGGGGAATTAAGAACCCGAAGTTATGACGATGCGCAAGGCGTGAAACGGTATATTACCGAAATTGTCGCAACCGATATGGAAATGTTGACGCCCAAAGGAACCGGAACGCAAGCCCCGCCGCCGCCCGTGCCGGATGCACCCGCCCCCAACGTAACCGACGATTTACCGTTTTAATCTGTTTGAGTATGGGAGCGATAAACGGACGGGTTATTTACAGCCCAAAGGGAAAAGCCGGGGAATATGCCGAGAACGCCGCCAACTTTTACGTTGGTTGTTCCAACGGATGCACGTATTGTTTTTTGCGCAAAGGGCGGGGCGCAAAAGTGTTGGGAAGCAATACCCCGGAGTTGAAAAAGGCATTGCGGGAATATCCATACGCATTGGATATATTTACGAATGAGTTATTGAAGCATAAGGACGAATTGCAAAAAACGGGATTGTTCTTTTCATTTACAACCGACCCGTTGTTACCGGAAACCCAACGTTTGACCCGTCAAGCAATCGGAGTTTGTCAACGCCACGGCGTCCCGGTTAAAGTGTTGAGTAAATGCGCCGAGGGTATAAATATTTTAATCGACTTTGCCGAGGCGTCCGAGGGTTGGGATAAATCCCGTATTGCCATTGGTTCCACGTTGACCGGGTGCGATGAATTAGAACCTAACGCAAGCGCAAACCGTATGCGGATAAGCACATTGGCACGAGCAAAATGCCACGGGTTCCCAACCTTTGCAAGCGTGGAGCCAATCCCGCCGGGAATGTTTGACCGGGCATTTTCTGTAATTGCTTTGTCGTACCCGTTTGTTGACCTGTTTAAAATTGGTTTGCAAAGCGGTTGCAGATACACGAAAAAGGAAACGTTGGGGTTTTATAATGACGTCGCCGAATATTGGGAGGCGCACCCAAATAAGACGCCCCGGATATATTGGAAAGATAGTTTTGTAAAAGCGTCCGGGATTGACCGGGAATTATTGCCCGGTTATTGCGTCCCGGCGAATTACGATTTGTTTAACGAAGAAAATAACGATTATGCAATTTAACAACAAAGATTACAAGCCCGCCCAACACGACCGTTGGCGGGCGTTAACCGTCAAAAATCCGTATGCAACACAGTTGGTAACGGCGGCGTATGAGGACAACGGGATTGTTTACGGCGAAAAATGTATTGAGGTACGAAGTAAAAACACGCCGTACCGGGACGATTTAATGGTTTGTTCGTCCGCTAATCCTGTTATTCCCGGATATGAAAACGGCGTAACGTTGGGGTTGGTCGAATTATACGACGTTAAGCCCGTCGCCGAGTTTACCCCGGAAGATTGGGAAAATACACGCATACCCCCGGAAAAGCGCAAAAGCATTACAAAGGGGTTCGGTTGGATGATGCGCAACCCCCGCCGGGTTGTTGAGTTCCCAATTAAGGGACAATTGGGTATTTACAATTTGGTTTACACGAAAGGAGTAATAACCGAATATCCACGGGCTTTGGTAGTCGATAAAGAGAGTTACGAATTATTAAACAGAAAAGACAATGAGTAAAAAGCAAATCGGAATTATCCCGAACAATGGCGACGTTCATACGGCGCAAATTGGGGTTCATATCGGACGGGTTGGCGTTTGCGTGTACGTCCGGGAATATTGGAAATATAAGAGTTGGTTTGTTGTTCCCGGCGTGTCCGTGGATGCGGTCAACGGTTACGACCGTTACGTTGACATTGAGGCAAAAATATTATTTGTCGGTATCGGCATACGGTTTATATGGATTAAAAGAAAGGTAAAACGATGAAAGCAAAGATTTTATTGTTATCTTTGGCAACGCTTTTGTTGGGGGCGTGTCAAAGCGAGAACGAACCAACGGAGGCATTTTATTTACTTCAAAAATCCGAGAGCATGGAAGAAAGAAACGAGTTTGTAACGAATGCCACGGCGGCAATGATACAGATAAACGCCGAGCGGTATAATTGCCAAATTATCGAAACCGCATTAGCGGGCGGCGATAGAGTACGTATTTGCGTTAGAGGCGCAAAGGACGATTTGGACGCATTGTTTGACTATGTAAGCGAAGCGGGCAAAGAATGAGAGTAAAGCAACCCGAACCGTTCGACCCAAACAGAGGGTACAACCCCGGCGAACGTTGCGTTTACCGGGGTATGGTATTGATTGCCGAGATATGGACGGCGGCGGATGCACGATTAGCCAATAATAACCCCGCAATATTTACGCAACGTTGCGTTCGCTGCAAAATCAAAAGGGAAGATTGCCCCGGAATAGGTAGGCAATGCGATAAATTCCATAGGAGCGACCGGAAAACGATTTATTGGCGGTTGTTGCGAATTGCCGGGGGATTTAAAGGGGTTGAAACATTGGAATTTAATTATAACGGAACAATTGCCGGGGTAAAGGTTGAAGCCGCCCCGGATAGTAATAACAAATAAATTTTTAGAGCGATGAACAAACAAGTATTAAGCCCGTTCGATTGCGATATGTGCGCAATGATTGAGGACATTACACAACAAGAAATTAATGTTACAGCGTCCGATACGTCGATACGTTTAAGTTGGTCGCAAAATGGTAGCGAGGGAAAGGATAAGCCGGAGGCGCAAAGGATTGCAGCGTTGAAACAAGCAATCCGGGGATGTTTGGGAGACCGTTTTATTGAGTTCTCCTATGCTGATAACAAACAATCGGTTTATATGAAGTACGACCCGGAAGAATACCCGGAAGAGGTAAGAACCAAGTTAGCCGACCCGGACGCAACGGCGGGTTCCCGGTATTGCCGCATAATGTTGGAAGTTGATGCAATTCAATTTCGCAGGGACAACGTGAACGACGTATTGAAGTTTACAGGCGGCGGAACGGTTACGACTCCAAGAACCCTGAACGGAAAGGCGGTTTATTCATTCCCGGACGGTAACGGAATATTCATTGATGTACCGGAAAATTGGTTTATTATCCGGGAGCCAAACGGACGATTTACTGCCCGCCCCGAAAAGGATTTCAAACGGGAATTTGAGCCAAAAGAAATACCCGCCGAAAAATCCCAAATACAACCGGATGAAACAAGCGGATGCGGTAATTGTGTTCATTTCCTGCATGAAGATGCCGACGGCAACGGATATTGTGAAGCGTTCCAAGAAAAGCAAAATTGCGGTGTTATGCCGTGCCAATATTATATCAATAAACAACAATTGAGCGATGAATAAAAGAGAAAAGTTTGTAAAGGAGATTGCGGAAGTTATCAACCGCAATTCATTGGAGGGTAATTTCAATGATACCCCGGATTACATTTTAGCGAGTGTTGCAGTTGCAGCAATGGAGGCTTTTGCCGATGCGTCCAAAGTACGGGACGATTGGCACGGTTTTAAAAAGGCAGATAATCGTACCGAAAAACCGACGGAAGAAAAGCCGAGTTGTAAGGGTTGCCCGCTAACATCTGTTTGTCCCGCCGTGAAAATGGAACCCCAACCGGAACGCAAAAAGGAGTACAAAAAGCCGGAAGCGTTCGACGTGCTAAAAGAGGTGCAAGCAATGGCGGATTTTTTCGGGGAAATGTTTCCCGGAACTGAAGTTGAGATACACCGGATAGAACCCCGTAGAAACCCACGGGATAAACGCCGGGCAAAGAACAAGCGTAATAACCGGAAAGGAGGCAAACAATGAGTTATCAGATAGTACGCACGGATGCCGAGATAAACGAGCAATTGAACATTGCCGCCGACGGCATAAATGAGGGTTCCAAATACCCCGGCATGAGTTACGAAGATGGAATACAACAATTTTGGCTTTGGGTGACAGGCGAAACCAACGAAAAACCATTTGAGGAATGAAAAAGGGAAATAATTGTTCTGGTACAATCCCGGATAAGTTGACCGGATGCGCCCCGGATAATCGGACACCCCAAAAGATATGCGGAACGTGTCGTTATTTTAACCCGGAATATCCGATTAACGGGAAACCCCGCCCGGTATGTTTGGCTTTGAAAGAAACCAAAGACGGACATACGTATAAAATCACATTAGGAGTTGAACCGCATTTCCATTGTTCAAACGGAAGGTATGAAAATGGAATAGGACGATAGAGCAATAGCCCCGGAAACAAAGCCGGGGTTTTGCCGTTTATGTACATGAGATAACAAAGGTTTGGCAATGCCCCGGAAAACCCGTAAATTTACCCCGTGGTTGAAAGATAACCATTAAGACAATAAAAGTATTGAGTTAATAACAAAAGCCTCTTAAAATGGAAATTCCACGCAAATAACTTGCAATCGAAAAACATTTGTTACCTTTGCAAAAAAAGATATATGGAAGTTTGGAAAGATATACCCGGTTTTGAGAATTACCAAATATCCAATTATGGTAATGTAAAAAGTCTCAATTATGGAAGAACTGGGAAAAGTAAGTTGCTAAAGCCAACAGTAAGCGGTAAGGGCTATTTGCAAGTAAGGTTATATAAGTCCGGCAAACTAACTGCATTAATGGTACATAGATTAGTTGCAATGGAATTTATTCCAAATCCAAATAATTGGAAACAAATAAATCATAAGGACGAAAACAAGTTTAATAATAATGCCAATAATTTGGAGTGGTGCGATAATCAGTATAATAATACATATAACGGCAAACATAATAAAATTGCTAAAGCTGTAATACAACGTTCAAAAGCCGGAAACGAAATTGCCCGGTATAAATCCATAAGGGAAGCGGAAAGAAAAACGGGAATAAAAAATATAACGATTACCCGATGTTGTAAAGGAGTATATAAAACGGCGGGCGGCTATGTATGGGAGTACGATTTGACAGCAAAGGAGGTTTGACTATGAAAAAGAGAAAGAAGCCATTAGGCTATAATAAACGTTCCGAGGAACAACGAATTTACGACATTCGGTTTTGTTCCGATTTGTTTTTGCGTGGGTATTCGTACCGGGAAATTGCGGACGCATTGAACCGGGATTTGTCCGCCCGTGGAATGGGTTATACAATAACCTTTCAAATGGTTTATTACGATTTGCAACAATGCCTTATTGAGTGGAAACGGGAACGGTTGGATAATATCGACGAATACGTTACACAAGAATTGCGCAAATTGGATAAGATGGAGCAACAAGCATGGGAGGCGTGGGAGGCGTCGAAAACCGGAAAGATGCGCACCAAAGAGAAAACCAACAAAGGGCGACCAATCAAAACCGATGCCGAGGACGGCGACCCGGAATATTACGGGTACAATGAAACCGCAACCGAAACGTCCGCCGGGAACCCCCGGTTTTTGGATTTGCTTTTGAACATTCAACAACGCCGGGCAAAAATGTTGGGCTTTGATGCACCCGTAAAGATAGAGATACCGGGCGTTAATGCTTCAACGGATAGCGATAAGCCAAAGTACGACGTTAAGGCAATACCGGACGACCTGTTATTTGCCGTTGCTGATAAATTGCAGTCCGCCGAATTTGCAAAAGCTATGAACGAGAAAGGAGGGTTGCAGTAATGGCAAAGAAAGTAACCCAATCGCAACCACAATGGCAAAAGGAGGTTTGCGATACGTGCCGTTTTTCTGAATGGATAACCGACGACCATAGGCACCGAGATTTGAACGGGAAACCAATTTGTTTGCGTTGTCCCAATTACCCGCATTACATTGTACGAGGTCGCCGGGCTTGTAGCAAATGGGAGAAAGGAGTTAAGAAATGAACAACGAACAATTATTGCAGATGTATAAGGCGTTAAGCGAGAACCCCGGCGAGTTGGTAAAAGCCGCCGCCCGCAAACGCCTTATTAACTTTGCCCGATATATGCAGCCGGATTTAGTATTAGAGCCGTTCCACGTCGTATATTATACCCTGTTGGATATGTTTGCGCACGGGAAAATACGAAAGATGATTGTACAACAACCGCCCCAACATGGAAAATCGGAGGGGTCGAGCCGAAAGTTACCCGCTTTCATGGAGGGATTGAACCCGGATTTGAAAATAGTTATCGGGTCGTATGCGGCAACCATTGCACGAGATTTCAACCGGGATGTACAACGTATTATCGACACGCCCCGATACCGGGAATTATTTCCCGGCACCTATCTAAACGGTTCCAACGTCGTAACAATGGCAAATACCTATTTACGAAATAGCGATGTTGTCGAAATGGTAGGGCGCAAAGGTTCTTTGCGTGTTGTAGGTCGTGGCGGTTCCCTTACATCTAAAACCGTGGACGTGTCGATATTGGACGACGTGTATAAAGATTATGCCGAGGGTAACAGCCCGATAGTGCGGGCGGCGGCGTGGAAATGGTACACAACCGTTGTTCGTACCCGCTTGCATAATGATTCGCAAGAACTCATAGTTTTTACCCGATGGCACGACGACGATTTGATAGGGCGTATTGAGAAAAGCGGGGAAATTATTATTGATGTTAAGTGTTGGGCTGATTTGGATAACATACCCCCCAGCGCATGGGTTAGAATAAACTTTGAGGCGTTGAAAACCGGAGAACCCACGGAGATAGACCCACGGGAACCGGGGGCGGCTTTATGGGAGGGACGACACAGCCGTTTAAAGTTGGAGGGGCAAAAGGCATTAGACCCGGTACAATTCCAATGCCTCTATCAAGGAAACCCCGGTTCCGCCGAGGGTCGTTTGTATCAGCCTTTCAAAACATGGGTCGAAAAGTCCGATTGGGGGCAATATGTGCGTTCCGGCGCATACATAGACGTTGCGGATGAGGGCGACGACCTTTTGTTTGCCGCCACATACGACGTATATAAGTCCGATAATCTTATATTCAATGAAAAGACAAAAAGGATGGAACCGTTGTTATTTGCCCTAATAACCGATATGGAAGTAACGGACGAAAATACAGATGTTACAACCGTAACCGTTCCCAACATGATAAACCGGAACGGCGTGCAAAAAGTATGGGTTGAAAGTAACAACGGCGGTGCGGGTTATGAAAAGGTTATCAAAAAGAAAATGCGTGCAATGACTGAACCGTTTTACCAAGGGGGAAACAAAGAAAGCCGGATTATCACTAATTCCGCAATGGTAAACCAACACATTATTATGCCGTTCGGATGGGAAACCCGGTACAAGGCAGTTTATGACCACATTACAACCTTTTTGCGTAACTTCGATGCCAACACGCACGACGACCCGGAAGATGGGTTAACCGGAATATACGAAAAGGAAATAGCGGACGGCAATTTGCAGCCATACGCACACGCCAACCGGGGTGTTAAGCGTCGTAATTAGCAATATTATTGAGATATGCAAGATTATACCGGAAAAAGTTTATAACTTTGTAGCGAAAACAAAGGGCAAAGGGAAAGCCCGGAGATAATGAATTTAGTTTTAACGTTAAAAATTAAAGAGTATGATTACTTGTAAGTGTCCGGCGGCGGCTTCATTGCCCGATATTCCCGCCGTAAATTGCGCCGAAAGTTTCGGGCAGATTCAAAAGGTAGCGTTTCAACGTCTGACTAAAGAGGACGGAACGAAAAACAGTTTCACAACTGAAAAGGCGATAACGTTGTCGGCTTCATGGATGCCGTTGTTGACAGCCGAGGACAGCACTAAAGTTGTTGTTTCACCGTACATCCAAGCCCCAACCAATGAAGCCGGAGCCGCCCGCACATTTGGAGGCGGTAACGAGACATTGGGAGGCGTTGAGGAAATTATCGGACGTGAGCCGAACCCGTTCACGGGCGTAATGCGTAAAATCCCCCAAAGCATTATTAAAGCGATGAAAGAATTGCAATGCGAAAGTTGGAGTGATAATTTGGGCGTTTACCTGTTTGACGAAAACGGAAGTATTGAGGCAATACAGGATGCCACGGTTAAGACAACCTATTATCCTATTCCAATCCGTTCTTTGTTCATTGGCGATAAGTCGCACGGAGGTTTGGAAGCCCCGGACAGCAACGCAATTCAATGGTCGTTTTTGCCTAACTATTCCGACGACCTTGTTATTGTTGCACCGAATTTCAACCCGTTAACCGACCTCAAAGCCTAACGATATGGCGGCGAAAGTTCAAAAGGTTGCGTTGGTTAACGACACGTTGAACGTAACCGAAGAATTTACGATAACGCACGCCGAACGTCTTTTGCGATTACGCAATAATGGCGGTTGGAGATTGCCGGATAATTCAACTTTTAAATTTGACAACGAAAATGGGATTGGATATAAACGAGATAAGAAAGCGGATAACGGAGCCGAAAAAGCGCAAAACGATAAATAGAGCAATCTATCATCAATTGCGCATTAATTTTCACGCCCGCACACGCATAACGTCGTTTGACATTTGCCAACCGATAACGGATTTTTTGGCATTTGTTTCCAATCTATTGCCGCATGACAAGTTTAAGATGTTCAAAACATTGTTCCGTTACCCCGTTAAGACAAACGAGGTAACGGGCATTTGTTTTGATAAGTTGAGCCGTATTTTTGACGGTCGTAACCCGGCGTTCAATTATCAGTTTCAGAACCCGGAACAACGGGACGATTGGGAGTATTACCGCCAAGACGTATTACACGAGCCGGAAATATGGAGTACAAAGGGATGGGAGTTTTTTCAGACCGAAATAAATAGCGTTCTAATCGTTGATATGCCGAGCGAACAAAAGCCCGGTGACAAATACCCGCAACCGTATTTCTATTGGTTGCCTATTGCGTCGGTTATTGATTACAGAGCCAACGAGACGACGGGGGTAATGGATTACATTATTTTCCGGCAGGATGGCGAACGTATCGCAGTTATCGACGACGAACGTTATAGAGTATTCCGGGAAGATAAAAGCCACAATATCGGCGAATTGCTGATTGATAACCCGCACGATGTAGGTTATTGCCCCGCCCGCTTCTTTTGGAACGAACCGTTAAGCCTTGCAGAACCCGACATTAAACAATCCCCGCTAACCAAGCAATTGGAGGCGTTGGATTGGTTTTTGTTTTACCATATCAGTAAGCGACATTTAGATTTGTACGGTGCATATCCGATTTATTCCGGGTATGAACAAAGTTGCGATTTCAGTAACGGCGAAAATGGCGATTATTGCGATGGCGGATTTCTGAAAGACAAACAGGGCTTTTATAGATTGGATGCCGCCGGGTTGTTAATGCGTTGCCCTAAATGCGGCGATAGTCGTATTAACGGTGTCGGAACCTTTGTTGAGATACCAATACCGGACGGGGATAAACAACCCGATTTGCGTAACCCGGTTCAAATGTTGACCGTTGACCGTAGTAGTTTGGATTATAACGTTGAGGAAGAAAAACGGCTAAAGAACGACATTATAACGTCGGTTGTTGGAACCAACGAGGAAATAACTACACGGGACGCATTGAACGAGCAACAAATACAGGCGAATTTTGAAAGCCAAAGTACGGTATTGAACCGGATTAAGAAAGGGTTTGAGGCGGCACAACAATTCGTTGATGAAACGGTTTGCCGATTGCGGTACGGTAGTTTGTTTGTTTCGGCTAAAGTAAATTACGGCACGGAGTTCTATTTATCCAATGCAACGGAATTGCGGGAACGGTATAAGATAGCAAAGGAAAGCGGTGCAAGCGAGGCGGAATTAGACGCTTTGCAGAACCAAATCATTGAAACCGAATACCGGAATAACCCAACCCAATTGCAACGGATGCTAACATTGGCGGAATTGGAGCCGTACAGACATTTAACCCGTTCCGAGGTGTTAGATTTGTACGACAAACAGATTATCAGCGAAAACGATATGCGTATAAAGTTGAATTTTGCTAACTTTGTACGCAGATTTGAACGTGAATATTTGAACGTGTTAGAGTTTGGGTATAATATGCCGTTCAACTCTAAGATAAATTTTATAACAAATAAATTTAACGATTATGCGAGTGAAAGTAAGCGAGGGCAAAACTAAAGACGTTGCGATTATCGACGTTACGCCCGAAAACTACATTGTCCCGGACAATGAGAAACATTTGTATCATTGCGTTATCGAAATTAAGAAATTCGACAGCGAAACGGGCAAACGGTTATCAATTCCCCGTATTCAGAAGTTCGGCAAAAAGGGTTATGAAAATAGCATTGCCGACAATCTGAAAAAACAGGGTTACACGATTACCGTATTGCACGACCCCAACGAGTACATGAAAGCGAAAGCCGAGGCGGACGAAAAGGCAAAGGCAGAAAAAGCCAAAGCCGCCGAGGAAAAAGCCAAAGCCGATGCCAAAGCGAAAGCCGAGGCGGACGCCAAAGCCCGTGCCGAGGAAAAGGCAGCGTTGAAAGCCGAGATTTTGGCAGAATTGAAAGCGGCGGGAGTTATCCCGGCGGAACCCGCCAAAGAAACCAAAGCCGATGCAAAGGCAAAGGCAGAAGCCGAGGACAAACCCGGAGCGAAAAAGTAACAGAGTATTAAACCATTAAAAATACGATTATGGCACAGATTGCACAGCAGGATAATTTGGTTATTGAAGTAACAACAACCGCCGCCGCCGCATTGGATGGCGCCACAAAGAAAAAGTTGATTGAATGTATTGAGGGCGGAACAATTACCGACGTCATTTTGGTAATAAAAGAGGTTGAAAAGAAAATCAGCCATGCACGTGTTGTTAGTTGGTTGGTTGACACAACCGGGGATTCGCCAAAATACACAATTGATATTATTAACGCAGACAGCGGAGCAGTAGAAGCAATCGCACTTAATTAATTCAAAGGGAAAGAATTATGTTAACGAGAGAAATTTTAGTTGCAAATGCGGCATTAGCCGGATTAACCGACGAACAAATTGCGGCAATTACAACATTGTCCGTCAACGACGAAAATAGCGTAATAGCGAAAAAAACCGGGGAAATTTACGGCGGTTTGGATGCGGATATTTTAGCCGTTTCCGGTATCGCCAAGAACGGAACCGAAAAAACGTTTGATTACGCCAAACGAGTATTAACCGAGTTCAAAACCAAAGTTGAGGGCGCAAACGGTCTGCAATCACAGATTGACAGCCTAACCAAAGAAAAGGCACGTTTGGAAAAAGCCATTGCCGACGGTGCAACGGATGCGGAAACCGCAAAGGCATTGAAGCAAGCAAAGGCAGATTTGCAAAGCGTTACGACCCAATACAACGACCTCAAAACGAAATACGACCAAGCCGAACAAACCCACACAAACGAGGTGTTCGGCATTCGTGTTGAAACGGCATTGCAGACAGCAACCGCCGGATTGAAGTTTAAGGCAGGGTTGCCGGAAAGCGCAACAAAGGTTTTGTTAGACCAAGCGATTGCAAAGATTAAGGGCATGAACCCCGAATTTATCGACGACGGAAAGGGCGGCAAAATGTTAGCGTTTAAGGACGAAAACGGCGCAATCATGCGCAACCCGAACAATCAGTTGAACCCATACACCCCCGGCGACCTTTTGACCCGTGAATTGGAAACAATGGGTATTTTGGATAAGGGACGCCAAGCGGCGGGCGGCGGTACAGGCGCACCAAGTGGAGGCAGTGCGGGCGGTAATATTATCGTTGACATATCCGGCGCAAAAACGAGGGTTGAGGCATACGACGCAATTACGGCGACATTGGAACAACAAGGGTTAAAAGTCGGAACGGCTGAATTTGACGCCGGAATGCAACAAGCATGGAAAGACAACAATATTGCCGCATTGCCGGAAAAGTAAAAGACAACACGGGTAAAGGGTAAACCCGCATTTATAAACAATTTAATTTTTTAAACAATGAGTTTAATTGCAACAAGAGTACAGAATTGGCGGATAGAGAACCCGGAGTTAGACCGTAATATGTTCCGCCCGTGTGAGTACGGCGCATTGGATTTCTTTATTGAGCAAACCAACGCCCCCAACTCAATTATTAGCCCTAATTTGAGAGATAGGGCATTAGTAAGTATCGGTAACACGGTACAGGTTCCCGTTATCAATTATGACGAAAACGTACAGGTTAGCAACGTGCGTTCGTGCGTTATTGCTGATAACGAAAATACATCCGCATTGGTAACGCTTGTTTGGGCTACCTATGCAATCGGGTTTACAATGGTTCCGGCGGCATACTCAAACAATGAGATTTCGTACAACCATGACTTTATGCGCAAAATGGAGAAAACAACCCGTGCGTTGGCGGACGCTTTGGATAAAGGAGCCGTTGCCGCATTGGAAGCGAACAAAACGCAGGTTTTCAAAACTTTGCTTAATTACAAGCAGACCGGGAGCGTTATTCAAGTACCAACCCAAATGGCAACCGAGATTTTGGGCGACATTAACCCAATCATGCGGGCGAATTGTTACCCGGAATATATCCACCTTATCGCAAATGCGGGAGTTGATAGCCTAATTCGCAAGTTGGCGCAACATGGCGTTTACAACGACGTTAATAAGCGTATGGAGTACGACAACAAAGTATTGCACTACACTAATAACGTAACGGATGAAGCGGGCAAAATGGGAACAATGTTTGCCGTTGCCGATGGAAATGTTGGTATCTTAACCCGTGTTGACCGTGAGGCATACCGCCGCACCCGTGCGAATTTCCACGAATGGGACATTGTACGTTTGCCGTACATTGATTTGCCCGTTGGTTCGCATTATTATACCGCCGTGGGCGACCAATCGGCGATTATGGGCGACGCAACCGCCGATTTGACGTGTGCCGTTAAGGAGTATTTCGGATTTAGCGTTGATGTTGCCTACATGGTAGCATATAACAGCAACTCGGGCACCGTGGCAGATCCGATTATCAAAGCCGAGATTGCAGCACGCAACCCGAACGAACCGTTAGGAATGCCCGTTTACGTTACCAACGCAACCGAGTTTCCCGCCGGGGGTGGCGCATAAGCCGGAAAACGGAACGATTATTTAACCGAGGGGACGGGGTGGTTATCCCCGCCCCCTTTTTTTAATTAATGATATGGAAAGTTGGAAAGTAATATACGATTTCCCAAATTATGAAATAAGTAATTACGGAAACGTGCGTAATAATACAAAGATAGTTAAAGCCGTTCCCAATAAGCACGGGTATAATGTTGTAGTATTGTGCAATGGTATTCGTAAATCTGTTAATATTCATAGATTAGTTGCGGCGGCTTTCATTCCGAACCCGGACAACAAACCATGTGTTGACCATATCGACGGTGACAAATCGAATAATAGGGCGGACAATTTGCGTTGGGTTACAACCAAAGAAAATTGTAATAATCCAATAACAAAATCACGCCTAAATAAAAAGATTGGCGAATATATGGTTGGGAGATTAGGCGGATTGCACCAACGAGCAAAACAAATTGCGATGTATTCCATTTGCGGCGATTTGATAAAAACATTCTTATCAGTAAAAGACGCACAACGGGAAACGGGTTTAAATGATAGTAATATTGTTAAATGCTGTAAGGGTATAAAAAAGACTTGCGGCGGTTATATTTGGGCTTATGTATAGGATTAAGGAAATACAAGATAAGTTATTGCACGTCGTCGGTTGGGAACAATCATATAATCCCGCCGAGGCAATCGCCGAGCAATTAACAGAAACCGAAAGCGGGTTATATTTTCAAGGGGCGCACCCGCTTGTAACGTTGGATAATATGGCGGCAATCGTCCCGGATAATTGGGGTTTTCAATACCCGGTTTGGAACGATACAAAGGAATGGAAAGCCGGAACCGTGGTACAATACGCCAACGATGCGGCGGGCAAACCCTTGTATTGGGTCGCTTTGGTTGATAACGTCGCCGAGGTTCCCGCCGAGGGTTCGACCTTTTGGGAGAAATACAATATATTGTCCGACTATTTGGAGCGTTTGACCCGCAACGGAATTTCCACGGCGGTACAAACGTTTACCCAAATAAAGGGGTTGGATAAGGAAACAAAGAACCTATTGGAACGGCGCACGTTCTTTGACGGTGCGGGACGTATTAGAGCGACCCAACCGAACGCACATAAATTGGTTGGCTTTGAAATAATCCCCGTCCGGGCAATGGGAGTTACCGCCCAAATACACCGGGTTGGCTTACAAATGACAGGCGGAACCGGGATTGTGAAATTATACCTTTTCCATAGTTCGCAGATTGACCCCGTAAAGACGTTTGATTTGAATTTTACGTTGATAAATGGCGGCTTTCAATGGTTTACGTTGGAAGATTGTTTTTTGCCGTATATAAGCGACGCAAACAACGCCGGGGGTGCGTGGTTCCTTTGCTACAATCAAGACGATTTGCCCGCCGGAATGCAAGCAATTAACGTGTCGAAAGATTGGAGCCGGGAACCGTGCGGAACGTGTACCGGGTACGGCAATATTGAGGCATGGCGGCAATTGACAAAGTATTTGCAGATTTCCCCGTTTATGTACAACGCCCCGGAAACATTCGCCGAATACCCGGAGTTGTGGGATATAGCCTATACGATGTACACTAATACGTTGAATTACGGGTTGAATTGTGAAATAACGGTGGGTTGCGACCTAACCGATTTTATCGTTGAACAACGGGCGATATTCCAAACGGTAATACAACGCCAAGTTGCGGCAATCGCTTTGCGCACATTGGCAATGAACCCCAACGTAAGGGTAAACCGTAACCAATCCAACGCCTCTAAAATGGAAATCTTGTATGAGTTGGACGGGAATGTTGAGGGACGCCCCGGCGGTTTGGGTTATGACCTTAAAAAAGCGTTTGAGGCTTTGCGATTAGATACGCAGGGGATTGACCGTATTTGTTTGAGTTGCAACAACCGGGGCGTTAAGTACCGGACAACGTAATTGCATTATGGCGGGGTTACAATCAATAATTGATTTGCGCAACCGGGTTAATACATTTAACGACGGGTTGACGTCCGGGTTGATTATACGGGACATAATCGACGACGGAATGGCAACGACGTTTATCATTGATGCCAACGCCGAGGAACAATTATTTGAACAAGGTATTAACCGATTGGGCGTTGATATTATGGATTATCGACCTTATACCCCGCTAACAATAGCCATTAAGGAGGAAAAGGGACAACCGACAAACCGGGTAACGTTACGGGATGAGGGCAATTTTGAGAGTAGTTTTTACTTGGAAGTCGGCGACAAACAATTTGAAATTAAGGCGTCGGATTTCAAAACAGAAGATTTGATAAAAAAGTATGGGCGGCAAATATTGGGATTGACGAACGAAAACATTGCTAAATTGATTTGGCAATACGTTTACCCGGATTTGCTAACCAAAGCAAAAAAAACAATATACGGAAATGGATAAAGTGCCTATCATAAAGAACCCGGAGTTATTCGACCGGGTTATTGCAAATATTCAAAAGGGATTGGCGGACGGGTTGCCGTGGCTTAACTATTCCTTTGGACGTTCTGAACGGTTGGTTAAGTCCATACAAGGGAAACGATATTACACGCCTAATATTTACGTTGGCGGCAATGAATATATGTTGATTGCCCCGGATAGTAATATAGGGAATTTTTCGTTTTTCGTATTGGACGACCCGCAACAAATTGATTGGTTCCCCGGCGAACAAAACAAATATACAACGCCGTTTTCGGTTATCTTTTGGTTCGATATGCGGACGATAACCAACGACCCAAACAACCGAAATACGGAGGCGGTCAAACAACAAATTATGCGGGTATTGAACGGCGGTATTTGGTTACGTTCCGGTTCCATGAAAATAAACAGAGTGTACGCAAAGGCGGAAAACATATTTGCCGGGTTCACTTTGGACGAAATAGATAACCAATTTTTAATGCACCCATTCGCCGGGTTCCGGTTTGCCGGGGAATTAGGAATTGATGAAACGTGTTTAACTGATTAAAACAAAGTGTATGCAAGCATTTTTATTTTATACGGTCGTGGTTGCTTTGGTTGCTGCATTCGGTTTGACCTTGTTACGCAAATGGCAGGTTATCGAATGGGTACAAGTCCACGGCAACGAGTTTTTCGCAAAGATGTTTAATTGCGATTTCTGTTTGTCCTTTTGGGCGGGGGTTGCTTTGGCAATCCTTTTGGCGTTTATTACCGGGAACCCGACGTTGTTGTTGGTTCCCTTTTGTTCCACAATGATAACCCGTTTTTTGCTATGAAAACCGTTAAGATAGGAGAACGCACCGTTGAGATATACGACGCTATCGACGAATTGCCGATGTTGCGATTTCATAAGTACAACAAAATGTTGTTAGTTGATGCCGGGATTGGTTCCGATTTGCAGGATTTCGACACGCATATTGAAAAGGCAATAAGATACGCCCGGAGCAAAACCCCCGAATTGGCGGCAATCGAATTGGATAATATGCGGCAAAACGTGTATTTCATCCAAACCGGGATAAGTCCAAAGCATTTGGCGTTTGCCGTGTTGGTTAAATCAATCGACGGGGAACCGTACAACGATTTGTCCGATGATGGGTTGCAAAAGGTCGTCGATATGTTCGGCGATGTTCCCGTTAAAGAGTTGACCGCCCAAATGGAAGCGGTCAAAAAAAAAATAGATGAAGAATTGCAAATGTATTTCCCCCGGTTGTTCGACGATGCGACCGTAAAAGAGTATTACGACGAATTGCGCAACCGCACAATGTTAATGTTGGATGCGATTATAAACGGCGATACAGAGGACAAACGGGCGGAAATTGATAAAATAACGACGATGTTGTTGTTATATAATCGCCCGGTTGTTTTTAGCGGTTCCGATAACATGGAAATTCAGTACGATAAACAGTTTGAAAATATGTGTTTAACCATATCGCAACATTTGCACGTACCGGAACCAAAGAAATACACCGTATTGGAGTATTACAACGCATTTGAGCGGATAAAGGAGTTGTTGAAACCAACCAAAAATAAAAACGGCGTCAAATAAGGCGATTTGCGGCGTTGTTTTTCTTTGGTTGATTAACTACATGGAAAAGAAAAGATAATTTAATACGGGGCAAATTGCCCGCAAATAACGTTAAGTATGGCAGATAATAACAACCCTATAAAATATAGCGACCTTGTAAGCCCGGACGATTCGATTACAAAGTTGATTAATCAGTTAGATCTACTTTCCGACGCCTATATGAACACTCTAAAAAATATAAAGAGTGAGGCGATAACGGTTAAGGCTGCATTGGAGGGCGTAAGCGGGGCGACCGAAAACGGACGTAAAACAATCCGGGGGGCGTCCGCCGATACCGACAAATTGACACGGGCGGCAAAGGATTTGGCATTTGCGGAAAGCGAGAACGCAAAACGGTTGGCGGAATTGAAGCAAGCGCAAAAAGAGGCGAACGAATTAAACAAGTTGACAACCCGGTTGAACCAATCCGCCGAGGGTTCATATAATCGTTTGTCCGCTCAATACTCAATCAATAAAATATACCTCAATAATATGACGGTTGAGGAAAGGGAGGCGACCGAGGAGGGGCGCAAATTGGTTGCCGAAACAAAAGCGATTTACGAGGAAATGAAACGGTTGCAGGAAGCGACCGGGAAAACGTCGTTAAACGTGGGTAACTATTCCGACGCCGCAAAAGGGTTGACGACCCAAATAGAGAACCAAACGAAGCAATTAGCATTGTTACGATTGGAGGGCAAACAAGGAACCGCCGAATATCAGCAATTGAGCAAAGAAACCGCAATGTTACGAGATGCGGTTAAGGATGCGACCGATGAAATTACCCGCATGGCGTCCGATACGTCCAATTTGGATGCCGTATTAGGTTTGGCGGCTGGTGCGTCCGGTGGGTTCGCCGCATTTACCGGGGCAATGGAATTGTTCGGGGCGGAAAGTGATGACATACAAGAAGCGCAAAAGAAGTTACAGGCAGCAATAGCCATTACAACCGGGGTGCAAGCCATACAAAACGCAGTACAAAAACAATCCGCAATTATGTTGGGTATTTCCCGGCTACAAATGGCGGCATTGAGCAAAGCGCAAGTTTATAACCGCCTTGTTACCATGCAGGGAACAAAGGCAACATTGGCGGCTACAATTGCGCAAAAGGCTTTCAATCTGATTGCCGCCGCAAATCCGTATGTTCTTTTGGCGTTGGCATTGGTTACGGTTGTGGGGGCTTTAGTTCTGTTTGCATCTAATACCGATAAATCGGCAAAGAACCAACAAAAACTTAACGAGGCGCAAAAGGCGTGGTTGGATTATTTGGAAACCGAGGCAATCGAAATGAACCGGGTTAGCAACGAACGTGTCGCCCAATTGAACCGGGAATTAAACATTGCTAAAGCCCGTAACGCTTCATTGTCTGAAACCCGAAAGATTGAGGACGAAATATTAGCCGAGCGCACAAAGGCGCATAATAAAAGCGTTGGTTTTTACGGTCAAGAATTAAACGATTTGGAGGCAAACCGGGCAAAGTTGAAGCAATTAAACGATATGTTATTGCAGTTGAATAACGCCAAAGCCCGTGGGGATAAGAAAGTTTATATTGATGTTGATTTAGACGGTAAAATTGATAAAGTCAAGGTTGATGAAGCAATTGAAGCCGTACAGGGTCAAATAGATAATACCGGGCGGGCGGTTGATATTGCTGTTAATCTGAAAACCGAGGGGGCGGATTTAGACGCCGAAAGGAAAATACAAGCCGCCCAAAGAGCAAACGAAAACCGGAACGCCGCCAAAGCGGAAACGGATATATTGCGCAAAGCCGAGGACGCCCGGATTGCCTTAATTAAAAATTCATTCGACCAACAACGGGCGCAACGTCAAGCCGCCAACGCCCGTGCGATTGCCGACATACAATTGCAGTTGAGGACGGAAACCAATTTAACGGTTAAGGCACGCAAAGCGTTAAACGACCAAATTGTTTTATTACGGGAACAATTGGCGGTTGATATGGTAGATATTGCCAACCAACAACGGGCGGCGGAATTGTCCGCACAACGGGCAACGCAGGACGCCCAAATTGCATTGATGGCAGAGGGGGCGGAAAAGCAACGGGAACAATTGCGGGTTGAGTATGAAAGGCAAATACAGGACATTAACACCCGGTTAGAAACCGAGCGGGGATTAACTGAAACGCAAGTTGCCGAATTGCTTAACCAACAATTACTTTTGCAACAACAATACGCAAAGAGTTTAGGCGAATTGAACGACCAAATTACAATAGACCAAATGCAAGCCGCCGCCGACCGGACGCAATTACAATTAGACGCCGCCCGTGAGGGTTCGCAGGAGGAAATAAATTTGCGTATTCAGTTGTTACAGCAACAACGGGCAATCGAATTGGCACAAAATAGGCAATTAGCCGAGAACGTGCGCCAATCCGAGGCGGATATTAACGCCAAATATGATGCCGAGGTATTGAAGCAAACGACCGAGTTAAACCAACAACGGGCGTTAATGCTATTCGACCAAACACAAGCGTTGGAGGCGTCCGAGTTTGATTTAATCCGCAATTCCGAGGAACGCAAAACCCGGTTCCGGTTAGCGCAAGAAAAGGCACGATTGCAAAAGATTTTAGAGTTGAACAAAGCCGCCGGGGTTAAAATGACGGATGCCGAGGTTAAGACAATCGAAAATACCATTGCGAAAATCGACCAAGAAATTGAGAAAAGCAAAGGCGACGAACGGGGTAACGACATATACGGATTGTTCGGGCTGAATTTGGACGACGACCAAAAGGAGGCAATAAGTACGTCCGTGTCCTTTGCCATTGAGCAATTAAACGGTTTTTTGGATGCAAAGGTGCAAGCCGCCGACGCCGCCGTTTCCGCCGCCGACAAAGAGGTTGACGCAAGCCAACGCCGATTAGATGCGGAATTAGAGGCACGGGCGAACGGTTACGCTAATAACGTTGCAATGGCGCAAAAGGAGTTAGACCAAGCGAAAAAGAACCAAGAAAAAGCCCTAAAGGAGCAACAAAAGGCACAAAAGGCACAGGCGGCAATACAGACGATACAACAAATAGGAAACCTTGTAACGGCTTCTGCTTTGATTTGGTCGCAATTGGGATTCCCGTTTGCAATTCCTGCAATTGCCGTAATGTGGGGTTCGTTTGCAGCCTCAAAGATTAAGGCGGCGCAATTGGCTAAACAATCTAATGCAGGTCAAGGAACCGAAAGTTACGGCGATGGTACGGTTGAATTATTAAACGGAGGTTCGCACCAATCCGGCGACGATGTGGATTTAGGAACCAAGCCGGACGGAACCCGGCGACGTGCCGAGGGTGGGGAATTTTTCGCCGTTATCAATAAACGAAATTCCCGGAAATACCGCCGGATTATCCCGGACGTTATTAATAGTTTGAACCGTGGCACCTTTGCCAAAAAGTACTTAAACGCTTACAATACCGATGGCGTTAATATTTCCCTGCAACAAGGCAGTACGCCGGATTTGCGGGATTTGAAGGATGATGTACGAGAAATTAAGGAACAAAACCGCCGTCGCCGTTATGTGGATGGCAACGGAAATGTTGTTGAAGTATATAAGAATTTGACACGTAAATTTAAAAGTTAAGATATGAACCCGATTTATAGATTTGGATTTGTAAACACGTTTTTTGTTGATGGGTATGCAGTGGGAATTGATGAAACCCACATAAGCCCTAACTATTCCTACACAAAGGAATATATACCCGTTGCCAATGTTTACCCCAAAAAAATGTATATGAGTACCGCCCCGGAAAATGCCGGGGTTTGGTACGATTCAAACAAAAACATAATATCAAATTTTGGGTCTAATCCCCCGGCGGCAAATGTGGAATTTGATATACCAAGCGGGGCGGCATACGTCCGGGTTAATTTCTCTTTGTCGTCCCGTCGTGCGGGTACGGCATGGTTGAGATTTGGAACGATGGATGCGGAAAACTATATTGCCCCTTATACCGTGCATCCCAATTATAAGGATGATTTGGCAAAGGAATACGAATTAGAAACAAACCAACGTTTTTACCGGGCTAAATTATCCGGCAAATTATCGTTTATCCGGGATGATTACGATTATATCAATAATAAACCTTTTGATACGACGTTTTTATTGCAGATTGAGAAAAGCAACGATGGCGGTAAAACATGGTCGCCGTATTATTCCGGGCAATTTATGAAAACCGATTGTACATTTGTTGACTATGATAAGAAAGTAACCGTACAACCGGACACGATAGACGAATATAACGATGTGTTGGCGGGTTTGGAAAAGGAGTATAATTTAATAACGTTAGCCCCGTCGGTTCAACGAATAACCATAAACAAACGCCCGTTGATTCAAATATATGTGCCGGGCGATACTATTGTTTCCTGTTTTTTGGGCGGTACGAATTGGGAGCAAGACGCAAACGCCACAACAGACCAAAGCGCACTAATTCAAACATATCATTTTGCTTTGTGCAATATATTAAAAGAGATACAAATAACATCCGGCGGTACCCCGTCGGCGGTAGCGGGTTTGTATTCGGGACGAATGGCGACGGGTTCAAGTGTTGACGAATTTACAGGAAATTTATACCCGGACAATAGCAATGGTTATTATATCCTTATTTCGCAAAAACGTTTAGGCGGGGGCATACCATTTGGGGCAGCTTCTGTACAAATACGCCGCCAATCGGATGATGTGATAATGTTTGAATATGCAAAAATAACGGATGAACCTTTTGATACATTAGAGTTTGATTTAAACGCCGCCGAGGGTTCCGGGGCAACCGGAACAATGCACGCAGATATGAAGTCTTACAATATTTATGCCCGTTATTTGTGTGATGTTGATAAAATCGACGACTTAAATACATATCCGTTGCCCGCCGACGATATTGTTGATAATAACCGTAATTATAGCCGTGCAATTGGTTACGCAATTGATGTGGCATTTATTTCTAACAGGTTTTCCGATACGCCAACCGAGTGGGGGTTAGCGGATAACGGGAAGTATTTCCGCCCGCCTTATTCCATATACGGGCAAACCTTTTACCCAATTGCCCGGTCAACGTGGCGTTATGCGTCGTTGTGGTTTGGCTTTTATCTGATGGATTGGATATTAGAAGAGAAAGCCCGGAAAGCATATACTTTGCGTGATGCGTTCCCGGTTGCATCCTGTATTTCTGTTTTGCTCAATGAGATTGCACCGGGCGTTAAGCATGAAGCCACGGCGGAATATAGCCAATTTTTATATAGTGGGAATAATCCAATTTCCGGTTTGAATTTCCGGTTGCTTGTATCGCAGAAAACCAATATTATAAACGGCGAATATCAGCAACCCGCACAAAAAGCCCCGACGACCTTACAACAATTTACCAATATGTTGCGAGATTGTTTTAAGTGCTATTGGTTTATTGAGGGAGGCAAATTTAAAATTGAACACGTTCAGTATTTTAAAAACGGTGGTTCATACGGCGGGAATGTTGTAGTTAGTCGAGATTTGACACAGGAAATAAATTTGCGTAACGGCAAGGCGTGGGCGTTTAACACGTCGGAATATTCATTTGATAAGGTTGATTTGGCGGAAAGGTATCAATTTGAATGGATGGATGATGTAACAACGCCGTTTGAGGGGTACCCGATACAGGTAATAAGCAAGTATGTAACGCCCGGAAAGATTGAGGAAATAAATATATCTAATTTCACGTCCGATATTGATATGATGTTATTGAACCCCGGAAATATGAGTTCTGACGGGTTCGCCTTGTTTGCCGCCGTTCCGCCTCAATCCGGCAGCCAATGGATATTGCCATTTACCCGCCAAACAATAAACGACGTCGAATACTTTTTGCAAAACGGATATTTGGCGTTTATCAATTTGCAACAACCTTATTGGATGTATGATTTGCCCGCCCGTCGTGTATCAATAAACGGTTCCGAGGTTTACGCATACGGTATTGAGAGAAAGAAGAAACAAACGTTTAGTTTTCCGGCAAATGACGACCCCAACCCGATGCAATTAATAAAAACATATATTGGTAACGGTCAAGTTGATAAATTAAGCGTAAATTTGCATAGTCGTTCTATTAAAGCAACATTGAAA